TAGAATTCTTCTTCGACTTATCCATATACATCTTCGGTATCTTAAACATTCTTCTGTTATTATTATTATTACTTATTATATAACGGAAATTGTTTCGGGTATCTTCACGATATTTTGTTTCAGCTACATGGGTGACATAATCTGTCCACTTATCGTACGAAACAGGTACCATTCTATCCAAAGCGTTAAGGTTATCATTACCACCAATATCCCTATTGATATCAGGATTTCTGCTATCATTTACGACAACATACTTTGCCAGATAATCATTAGTTCTTTGATGTATTCTCCAAAATACCTTAGGTCTTTTGGGAGCAATCAACAAGGACTGCGGATACCAAGTTTCCTTAATAAATGGATCCTTTCCAATACATCCCCTCTTGATGAAATGATCAGAACCAAGAGATACCATATAGGCCATACGCTTCCTATTGATCAAACTAATCTTCAAACCGTTCTGTGTGTAACCAAGGCCACCTATCTCTACAGGCATATGCAGTCTAGGATCACCTCTTATGTATTTGAATTTGGTGACAACTGCCCTCTCCATTCTATTCTTATAAACATGTGGGGTTCTTACTTCACAAGTTGGTGGAATGTGACTCTCTGGAGAGATGCAAGGTGGTGCATAGAACACATAAGGATTAGCCATTACATTATCCAAGCCAATCGCAAACACCTCACACATAGTCCAGCCGCTTCTCGATACAAATGTTTTATCTGTGTTGACGGAAGCTCCCATCTGATAAATGGCATCTTTATAATCTGTCATTTGTCCTTCAAAACGGGATATACCATCTATATCATATACGCTCGCCTTACGACATACACCTACCGCATCATCACCATGTGTTCTATAGCCATCAAATGGACTCATACAGAGGCCATTAATCCAGCTAAGCACAATGAAAGACAATGGGGTTCCCATTGGCGAACCACGCTTAGCATACCACTGAATAGTTTTAGAGGTTTTACCATCCTCTACTTCAGCGGTCCAAAGACATGGATTATTTATACCAAATGTTCTAAGGGCCATATCGTACATACTTGGAGGTATACATCCAGCTTCAGCAAGACCGTCGATTACGGCTTTAATGGAATCATAAGAGAGTCCATCAGTAGCCTTACTCAAGTCTACCGAAACAAAGGAGTAGTCGGCATACCTATTATAGAGGGATTTAAGATAGTTATCCTTCTCCTTCAACTTATTCTTAGCAACGACGTATCGTCTTCTATATCCATCAACATCAATC